TTGGAGGGGGGACACTCCTCCGAAAACCAAGAGGGCGAGAGGAGTGTCCCCCCAACCGCTGTTAAGGCGAGAGGAGTGTCCCCCCAACCATGATCATCCAGGTCCAGCAGCTCATCAAGACGGCCCTCCAGGACATCGGGGCAGTCGCGAAATCGGAGATGGCGACGTCCGACGAGATGACGGACGGGCTCGCGAAGCTCAACTTCATGATAGACGCGTGGTCGGTGCGCTCCCTCATGGTTTTAGGCACCGTCCTGGAGGGGTTTCCGCTCACGCCCGGCAAATATGCCTATACCATCGGCTTGGGAGGCGACTTCAACACGTCCCGGCCTTCCAGCGTGACCGACGCATACATCCGGGACGGAAACAGCAGTGACACGCCGGTCGACATTCTGACCTCCGACGAATTCTACGCGCTCGGGGACAAGGCGATAGCCACAGGGCGGCCGCAGGGGCTGTGGTTTGACCCCGGCCTCACCCAGCAAGCGAGTCCCCTTGGGAAGATCAACCTCTACCCCGCGCCCGATCCTTCGACCCCTTACACGCTTTACATGGGCGAGCAAGGGCCGCTCAGCGAGTTCGTGAATCTGACGGACGCGGTGACCTTCCAGCCCGCCTACTATGAGGCACTGGAATACAATCTTGCAATAAGGCTGTGGCCTCAATACCACGACTCGGGCAAACCCGTCGAGAACGATCTGAAGATATTGGCGGCCGAGGCCATGCGCACAATCGAGACCATGAACGCAAAGCGCGTGACGGCGACTATAGAAGCGCCGGGCAAGCGAAGCGGCTACAACGTGTACACAGGGGAATACAGGTAAAGGCATGAACATCCCTTTCGTAGGCCCTACCTATAATTCAAGGTCCAGCAACATCGATTGTTCCAGGTCCGTCAACTTCTACCCCGAGACGAACGCCACCGACTCCAAGTCGGTGATAGCCCTCGTCAACACGCCGGGGACGGTGCTCTGGGCGCAGGTCGGCCCTTCTCCCGTCAGGGGCATGCACGTCTTCGGCGGCCTCCTCTATGTAGTGACGGGAGGCCGGCTCTATTCCGTCGACAGCGCGGGCGCGGTCTCAGGGTCCCTGGGCACGCTCGCGACATCGGCGGGCCTGGTGGCAATGGAAGATAACGGCCTCGCCGTCAGTGGAGTAGGCGGCAATCAATTGATGATAGTGGACGGCGCATGCGGCTACATCTATAACGGCTCGACCGGCATATTCACCACGATCTCGGGCGGCGGCTGGCCCGCGGCCGGCGCCGGGACGCTCACCTACATCGACGGCTATTTTGTGATCGGCAATGGGAACAGCATGTCGGCTTCAGCTTCCAACCTCTACGATGGAACGACCTGGAGCGCCCTTGCCACGTCCCCCATAAGCGCCGCCCCCGACCTGGTCCAGGCTGTGATCAACGTGCACCAGCAGCTCTGGGTCATCAAGGAGTATACGTCGGAGGTCTGGTACGACGCAGGGACGCCGACAACCCAGGGGTTCCCTTTCAGCAGGATATCGGGGGCGGTGATCGACTACGGGACGTCGGCACCGGGAAGCGTGGCGCGGGGGGACAATTCTTTCTTCTTTCTCGCTAACCAGCGGAACAACGACGGCGCGGAGCTTGTCGGCGCGGTCGAGCTTTCGGGCCTCGTGCCGCAGATCATCACCCCTCCAGCCATCGTCTACCAGATGAGTCGGTACGCGACCGTCAATGACGCCTTCGCTTACTGTTACAGCAGCGAGGGGCATACCTTCTACGTGGTCACCTTCCCTACCGGGAACGCCACGTGGGTCTACGACGCCTCCACCCAGATGTGGCACGAGAGGTCGGCATGGACGGCGCAGCCTTTGAACGGTGCCACACCTGCAAACGGCGCAGGAATGGCACCGCAATCTTATGGCCGGCACGTGGGCAACTGCTACGCCGGATATGCAGGCATGCACCTCATCGGGGATTGGCAAAACGGCAATATCTACGAGATGCGGTCCGATGTGTATGAGGACAACGGGCTGCCCCTGGTGAGCATGAGGACGAGCCAGCACCTTTGGGACAGGAAAAGCATGGAGAATATCTTCGTCCGCCGCCTTACCCTGGACATGGAAACAGGCGTCGGCGACGGCGCGTCCGCCCTCCAGACCGGGATAAACCCGCAGGCGGCGCTTTCCTGGAGCGATGACGGCGGCCACACGTGGTCGAGCGACTATGTGGCGTCGATGGGCGCGGCGGGGCGCTACAGGACGAGGGTGATATGGCGGAGGCTGGGGTATTCAAGGGACAGGATCTTCCGGGTGACCATATCGGACCCGGTGAAGAGAATTCTCATAAGAGCTGATGCGGCATGAAGACAAACGCGAAACATAAAGACAACGCGGATCGCGGATCGCGGATCGCGAAACCACACAGATTCGCGTTTCTCGTTTCGAGTTCCGCGTTGTCTTTACGCGAGCGGAGCGAGCCATGATCCGTCAATGGCCGAGCGCTACCCTGCCCCTCACGGACCCGCAGTGGCAGCAGTGGCTCCAGGAGCTTTTAGCCACGGGAAATGTGCTGAGATCTATCGACCCCACAAATCCCGATTTAGGCAAATCGGCCCCGGCAACGCCGCAAACAGGTCTATTGGCGTACGCGGACGGGGTCGCGTGGAACCCTGGAAGCGGGGAAGGGTATTACAGGTGGACGGGGAGCGCATGGAAATATCTGGGGTAAAGGAAGTCGGGAGTGAAGGCGGCCCTCAACCGTTAAACCCTCGGGACAAGATCCTCATCATTGAAGACGAGATGAGAAAGCAGCCCCAGGTAGATATCCCTCCGATGCACTATTTCGCCAAAGGCATCTATGCGCGGGAAATCCTCATTCCTAAAGGGACGCTTCTCACCGGGATGATCCACCGCACGGAGCACCTGAGCATCATCAGCAAGGGAGATATCACCATCATAAACGAGAACGGGGAAAGAATGAGGATACGTGCCCCGTATACCGTCGTCTCGCAGCCAGGCACGAAGCGCCTCGGCTACGCCCATGAAGATACGGTATGGACCACTATTCATGGGACCGAGGAAAGGGACCTCGATGCATTGGAGAAACAGTTGATCGCGCCCAGTTTCGAAGAGCTAGCTTCGAAGGGGGACACTCCTCTGAAGAATGAAGCGAAGAGAGGGGTGTCCCCCCAACCCGAGAAAATCGAAGGGGTGCGGCAACCGATGATAGAGAAGGAGGATCAGACATGTCTTGGGTAGCGACGGCAATAATAGGCGGCTCCGTGCTCGGCGGGGGTCTCAGCCTTTACGGGGCATCGCAATCGGCGGATGCGCAGGAGTCGGCGGCGCAGACCGCGGCAGCGGCAAATAACAACGCCGCCCAGCTCCAGTACCAGGAATGGCTGCAGCAGCAGGCGAACATGCAGCCGTGGCTCACGGCGGGGACAGGTGCGGTCAACGCGCTTGCGGCCGGGACACAGCCCGGAGGCAGGTTCTCAAACATTCCCGCTTTTTCTTTCGACCCCACGCAGATCGCCAATAATCCCGATTACCAGTTTGTGCTGAATCAAGGCACGGCGGCGCTAGGATCGAACGCGGCGGCAACGGGCAATTATGGCTCCGGGAACATGGGAACAGCCCTGGAGAATTACGGCCAAGGCGCGGCCAGTCAGTACATGAACCAATATTACAACCAAGCGTTGAACGCCTACAATGCGAACCTGAATTCCCAGTACACCATGCCTTATAACTTCCTGGCGGGACTCTCAGGGACCGGGCAGACAGCAGCCCAAAATCTAGGGCAGGAAGGCTCTACGGCGACCACCAACATGGGTAACTACGGGGTCGGGGCGGGCAACGCGCTCGCCGCGGGGACCGTGGGCGCGGCCAATGCCTACACGAGCGGGTTGAACAACCTATCGAACAACATCATGAGCGGCTATGGCACATATCTGAACAACCAGAGCCAGCAGGCGCTTATCAACGCGCTTGCCGGACAGAACGGATATGGGGCGTAAAGGAAGGGGCCGCTAATATAGGGGCTGTGCCTAAGCGGGACCTGCTTTTATAGGTCTTATAAGTCGTATAGGTCGTATTGGACCTATAAAGACGCCCGAGGGGTGGAGGCAAAAAAGGAACGGTCTTCGACTAGACCGGACGAGGTGAATCATGGCCGATTGGATGAATTACTTGACGCCGGCGCCACGCGCCCCGAATATCAACGCACTGTCCGTCTATTACCGGCCTCCCTCCCTGCGGGATGTAGTGGCCGTGGCCGCCTATGGGGATGCGCGACAAAACGCGCGGATCAGGAAAAAGCTCCAGGAGATACGCATACGGGACGAGATAGCGAAGCGCCATCCATTCCGGGCACACGGGCAATTCCCCATTCCGGGG